CTTGATTCTAGCCCTTGTGAAAACGTCATCTTCAAAAAACAAAATCCAGTCCGCTTCAGAGTACTTCTCACAGCACACCTTAATTCGGTCCAACATTTCCCAAACATCTTCCTTAGTCTCCATAACGTATGGAGGTTTTTCGGCAGAATACACGCCCTTATTCTTGTGGACATAATCACAATGAAAATATTCAGCGATTTTAGTAAAGTCATAGCCATTATCGCTTACGAGCATGACTGGAGCAACTGGATAATGCCGTCGAAAAGACTTCAAACACTCGTAAGTGGCTTTAGGCTGCTTAAAGGCTTGATAGAAAACGGCTACACTAGGGTCCATTATTCGCCTCTTTGCTCTTTAAGAATATCGTAACCATGAGTGATATAAGTAACTTTACCGTCTGCATCGAACCCATATCCCGGAAGTATTGTTACCATTGTGCAACGTCCATGTGGGTGTAAGTCTGACATGCAGGGAAAATTCTCACCTTTTTTGTGATAGCCTGCGCTTACCTCACTTAATTTCCAGGCCCTAGGGGTGATTTTGTCGGGCATCAAATGGATACGCTTACACTCGTCACAATTATGATTAATAACCCCGGTTTTAGACGTATAAGCGTGACAATCAGTGGTCAGCTCAACAACAGTTCTTACCCCCAAGTCTTCTCTTTTAACTAGACGCGCCATGTGTCAAAAGTCCTCTCACTCTTAATAAAATCAAACAAAAAAGAAAAATCTTCTGGGCAACTATCTTTAGGAGCCTTTACTCTCAAAACCCTATAACCCATCCCCTTGAGAAGTTTGTCCCGAGAGAAATCTATTTGTGCCGTAACCTTCCGCGCGCCCTTACGAATTCTATCTCTCATATTGTGCCCACTTCCATCGTATTCCACCACAACCCCACAGTCCTCTAAAAACAAATCAACCTTCATGTTTGATATAGGATAAGTTTGCACAACACGGACCCCCAAAGAACGAAGCTTATCTACGAATCGTTGCTCTGGCTTAGAAACTGCTCCGAAATGGGGACACCCTCTTTTCTTTGCCTTCTTAATTAAAAGCTCCCGATTTTTCTCCCAATTCCTTTTTCCTCCCCTACCCTTTATTACCCCGGCCAAACCAAGGGTCTTTACCTTCGCTCTTAAAAAATCACGAAAGAAAAACCAGCCTTCTTTATCTTCACCAACCAACTCCTCTGTTAATCCAGAAATATCTGCCCCACTCTCTATCATCTTAGAGAACCAAACATCCCCTCCCTTTCCTTCGTACCTCACAGCGTAAACCCCAACTTTGGCTCTAACCGCCCGACTTTTTGCTTCAACGTATTCCTTGTTGAAAAAATTTCCAGGGACCCCACCGACCAATTCAATCTGACCGGGGAAATAAACCTCTAAAATGGGCCGGACATACCCATCCCATTCATGTAGCTTAAGGCTATATTTAGAAAAAACCCCCCCACGGTCTCCGGTCTCCTTTATTAACCTAAGCATCTCATCTTTTTCGTTCTTCCAAAAAGCAAAGGAACTCTCGTACCCCATCCTTACCATAAAAGGCTTCGGATTAATAGCATGAGCCGCTTCCTGGCGTTTCCCCTTAGAATCCAAATCCTCAATAAAAACTACTTCATGTCGATCCTCTAAATCCTTCGCCTCAACAAAGACTAAAATACCGTTACATCGCACTAAAACAGGGTGCTCCTTGGTGCAAATCAACTCTTTCCCATTATCGAAAGAAAGCCGAACGACTTCCGCCTCCTTTTTCACCAAAGCCTTAACTCTATTTGCTGTCCTCTGTTCTGGTCTGGTCGGTAAAGCCAAAGCGTCCCCGACCTTCAGGTCCCCTACCTTCTTCGTCTTATTGCCAGGCAACAACACCTCCTCGTTTTCTTCTAAACACAGGAACTGGTCCTTCACTGGTATGAAACAAACGGTAGGGTCGCTTACTCCAATTAAGGTGTTGACCTTTGATATAGAGTCAACTGTACCCAAATTCCTTGCTCGGGTAGTTTCGGTACCCACTATCCTTTTCACATCACTAGTTACCTTTCTCATAACCTCAGAAAGCTCCCCACCCAAAACGACCTGGGGGTCCACTTCAACTCCTTTATGCTCTGCGTCAGTGATAAATGACTTCACTGCGTTAACCACCTGTGCTTTAGCCTTCGCCTGTGTCGCATCTAAATATGCCTCGGCTGTCTGAACGATATGCTCCTTTAGAATATCTCTAGGAACCATCCCTTCAATACGACAAGATGACTCAAATATTCCAGGCAAAGAGAGGTCATGGCGATACCCAACGGGCTCTGTAGTCGCACTAATAACCAATCTTTTAGGCCCATAAGACTTCCCCAAGAACTTCACTTTAGCTCTATTAAACAATGCGTCAATAGCATCGTGGATAGCCTTGATAGCTCCCTTGCCTAGGAAGAAATTCATTTAGGCCTTCGGTTTTGGTGTGTGATGCTCTGTTACGTCCAAAATAGCCTTAAGAGCCTCATCAACATCATCCCCCCATCCTTTCATAAAAAACTCGACCGTTTTCTCTTGCTGGGCTATTAGTTTACGCTTGTCAGGGGGAAGTGAAGACTCCCTTTTTTGCAACAAATCGAAAGCTGCGTCAATTGAGCGGGCCAATTCGGGGGCACCACCTGAATCACTCGCACTTGGCGAAGCCGATGAGTCTTGGGTTGATTTTTCTTTTTCGGTTTCTTGTCCATAAGCATTAGCTCCCGAAGGGGGTTGACCACCTGTTGGGGTAGGGTCTTCTGATTGTTCTTGAGGCTGAGAACCACCCGATTGGTCTTGTCCACCACCACCACCACTCTGACCACCACCAGCCCCGCCTTGAGCCTGGGCTTGCTGTTGAGCCTGGGCTTGAGCTGCCATTTGCTTTGCCTGCATTTGCAACTGGTACCACTGTAACCACATTGGACATCTACGGTAAGCTAGAGAGGGGTCCTTAGAAGCGTTCTCGATACCACAGAAATGCTCTAGTATCTGACCAACTGTAAAATACTGATCTAAATACGACTTGTAAATCTGGTTGAGAGGAATAGTCCCAGCCCACTCTTTGCCAACGGGCTTCTTTTCGACACGCTCGAGAATGTCGTCAAAGACCATCCAAATTTGCATGTCTTGTTGAGTACGAACAGCTTCCTTCTCAGCATTATCCGACTCAAGGCCCATGAACTTAACGGTACACTTACCAACCAGATTAGGGGCTATTAGAGGGAACAAATGGGAATTAACGAAATCTTCAAACCCAGCTAATAGAGGTCTAATACCTACATCTCGAGCTGCTTGGAGCTTGTACTCGTTATTGGACTCACTTAGGGCTTGGTTGTTGGTACCCCTAGATAGATAAGACCAGCCAGGTAATTCATCTGGAGACATCATGAATGCGGTAAGAATTTCACGCGCGTTCAAATCGCAAAGATACTGGAACTCCATATCGCGGCCAGCACCAGTATCTAATGGCTGCCAACTAATTTCCTCTTCGACACCACAACCGAACACAGGCATACGGAAAGAGTTGTTAACGTTATTTATGGAGGCATTGAAATTCTGTTTAATTGTATGGATAGTCGAAGGATTAGCGTCCTCAGACTTGATTACCAGCATGCCCTTTGTTGCCCTTCCATTCTGGAAAAAGAGCTTGTTAAGGGTGGTTATATTGATATGGGTTGTTACAGCCGAAATTACAGTATCTAAGGGGGTTACTGGGAAACCGCCAAGTTCTACGTCTGGCACAGCATAGAAATTATACACCAGCATTTCGTCGGTCGTAAACACTTGCTTGGGGCTACCATCAATAACCTGGACCCACCTAAAATCCTCGTCCGTATGTTTCTCGGGAATCAGCTTGTCCCCAGAGATATTGCAGAGCAAATTGTAGGCCTCTTTACGAACAGACTCTAAGGCGCTTTCGTCATGTGTGGCTGGATAAATAGTACCAGCATCTGTTGCTACGAAATGATGGAATTTCTTCTTTGAAGTATCTTTTTCATCGACACTCCAAACAACCTCAGTTGCTGCTCGACCACAAACAACAGCCGAACGAGTGACTAAAGCTAGGTACTCCGCAAAGGTCGCTTGATGCTCGTCTGAAATGCCCTTAGTTTTTCCACAAGTAGAAAGTAAGTCGACAGCGTCTTTGATTTCTTTCTGAAGTTCATTTTTCTCTTTTTCATTCATCTTATCAAGCAAACCTGTATCTGGCTTGATAACGAACCCCAAAGAGAACCGGTCTGGCCTGGCTCTACCGAAAGAAGAAATATGGTTCTGTCTGGCCCTTACGATATTTGAAACAAGTGAATCCTGGATAGCTATACGCTTAAGAATAGTGTCAGGGATCAAACGAACCTTAGCTTTATAGACCCCCGCATAACTGTTAACGACTGAAGGATCTGCCTCAAACGCTAACCGCTCAACATTTCCCTGTCCATTGAGAACATTCAAAATCGACTTGGAAAAAGACTTCTGTTCGTCGGGGTCAATCCCTCTCTTCTTAAGTTGAGCCCTGGCTGTCTCTAGGGAGATTTCCTCATCATCTTGCCCATAAATCAGATTTGTCTTTTTATTTTCAGCCATTATTCAGGGAACCTCAATGTAGACTCAACACAGGACTTATCTTTAGGATACAGCGAAGGAAATTTCTTCCAAATCAAAGGGCCATAATAAGGGACAAACTCAGGAACCTTGTTCCCCTTCCTTTCATTATCCTTACACCAAAGAAGACGAAGATTTGTATAGTGGACCGCCTTCAATAATTCCTTCCTGTCTTCCAAATCATAAACACTCAGGGGAATTATATGGTCGATATGAACCTTATCCTTTCCCAGGTCAGCTAAAAGATACTTAGAATGTTTCTCTAGAAAAACTCGTAATTCATCCCCACTACGACCCATATCCCGAACGGCAGAACCAACCCGACGTTTTCCTCCTAAAACATGGTTCAACCTACGCCTAAGATTACAGGCCGTTCTAAAAATCGGATCACTAACAAGCTTCCCCCTTTGCCACGCCCTCTCCTTAACTCTTGCTTCGGGACCTTGCCGGACTTCTTTTCTCCTGGCTTTCACTTCGGGTATTTGTCCATATTCTCTTTGTAAATCCTTTGTCCTAACTTTTACTTCGAGTCTTTGATTCCATATTTTCGTCCTAACCTTTATTTTAGCTTTTACCTCAGGAATTTCTCGGTGTTCTTTTGCCTTAGACTTCACTTCGGGTTTTTGATTATAAATTTCCGAACGTTTACTAAAACACCCTCGGCAAACCCCCTGCTTTCCGTCTAAATTCCTTTTATCTGAGTAAAACTCCTCCAACTCTTTTATCTCACCACATTTATTACATTTTTTAGCCATAAACCCTTCCTACTCCATAGTAATAAGAGTAACAACCGCAACTGTAGTCGAACGGTTCTTGATGCTTAACGAGTAAACCGTACCGAACTTTTCAAACAGTCCCACTCTATCGCCGCAATCAGCCAAAATTGGCTCTACTCGGCAACTTTCATCGGTATTACCATTAAACTTAAGTGAAATCTCCTGGTCAGTTTCAATATAAACGAATTTCTTCATTGAACTATAAATATTAAAAGAGCCAACACCAGGAACAAGAGTCTGCCCAGCTAAAGGTAAGGACGAAATAAAATCAACTCGAGTAGGAGTAACACTCACAATCTCATAAGACCTAAGGGCCTGACTAGAGAAACCAGAAATAAGGTCTAAGGTGTCTCCAATTTGCACACCGGAACTGCCAAAAATCTGGAAAGCCGAAACATCATTAAGGCTCTGCGTATCATCAACCGGAGTACTGGCCGAATAAACCGTTCCGGGAACCCGGCCAAGAGTAAGGACAGTAGTGGTTACGCCTAGAACAATCCAGAGCCCCTCATTCATTGAGTCAAAAAGAGCCGTATCGCCAGTAGTAACACCTGGAATATAAACGGTATCCCCTACTTGCACGGTAGTCCAAGTAGCTAAAGGAGTCCCGTCAACATCATCAAGATTAGTTACTAAAACCGTTTGGTTTGCTTGTGGGCTAATACTAATATAACCAACATCAGGAGTAGACCCAGAACCACCAGAGCCACCTGAACCACCTGAACCACCTGAACCACCACGACCACCAGAACCAGAACTTTGATTTATGATATAGGGCTCTCTATCAACTCTAAAAAGAGGCGGGTCGTCGGCTCCATCCCAATTGAGCCTGTAAGTACTCCCAGAGCCAGTAGCTAGACCAAGAGTAAAATCAGAAGCCTCGCCATAAGAAAGAGTTCTAGTCCCATCGAAAATCTCTCTTTCTTCTAATGGCTCGAGTTCATAAACCTGACTCAGGGGTTTAGAAACAGGTATTGATAAGAGATTCCTGGACCAATCAACTGGACGCCTTTGGGGATTAGAATTAGGCGAACTGTCCGAAAAAGCAAGGATTCTAGATACAACGTTTAAGTACGGCATTTGGATTAAAGATTGTGGCTAACCGACTAGAATTCCCACACTAGCCCCCCTTTCTTACCTTTTTTAGGAGCTTTCCCATTTTCCTCTTTCTTTAAGGGCTTATTCTGTTGCTCGTAATAACTACCAATATCTATTTCCGCCCCATCAGGAGAGCTAATGACCATTCTTCGTTCTTTGGGCGGCATAATTTCCATTGGCTGACCCGTATTTTGACTTATGATCTGCTGGAGCCAATGGTCCTTATCATAATAGCCGCTCATGGGCTCTGAAGGTAGGAAACGGGTCTCTTCTTCTAGAAAATCATTCGAAGCAGTTAACCCAGCAGACCCAACAAACAGATTCATTACTAGGTATCTTAACGCATCGCATTCATCGTCATTTTTATCATCCGGGAGACCAGTTGGTTTTTGAGCTGCATCTAGCTTCCAGTGATACTCAGCCAAATGGTTGATAAGCAAATCCATCATCTCATCTTCATTGATGTCGTGAATGAAAAAGAGTTCAGGCACACCATCTGACATTGGTGGGTTCAGCTTAGCCCTTACCATATTAATTCCGCCCACCACAGTCCCAGCCCCCTTATTCCATTTCAACTGATAGCGCCACCCCTTGCGCTTGAACCACTTATTCATTTTGGGGTCAGCCGTATCGGGCCAAACCATTGGGTCATAGCATTTCAAAGGGTCGACAATAGCTAGCATTTGATCTGGGTCTAATTCAGGGACAGAAATACAATGGGTGACAAACAAAACGTTCCCGTCCTTAAACCCATGAGTATAGCTAAAATTGTGAGTTGACCCCCAGTCAGTCCCACCATACCAATCAGTGCCCCTCTCTTTCATAGCCACCATTAGCATGGCCTTGGTAAAATCATTTGGATTAGGGGGAAGCTCACCAAACACCTTAGCGTAACATTGAGCCGGTGAAAGGATGTGTCTCATGCGGTCGAAACGACCATAAATCAAACCCGTGCTAGCAGGCTTCTTACATAGGAGCTGTGACTGGGCTATATCAACTGACCAATCTTTGAACTTACCAATAACCTCTGGAATTGGCTTCAGAAGAATTGACTTCGATTTTTGTCTTGTAGCCAACATCGTTCTACAGCAAGAGAACAGCTTACACTTAGCACAGCCAGCAAATCCTTCGGCAAGAATGAATCCCTCTTTCTCCTTGAAATTCATTTGGTCATAAGTCTGCTCACTTACATGCTTTAATTGTTCAGAAGAAGTCCACAATTTAACCTTAGGCAAATCAGGTCGATGTCTTTTAGGTTCACAAGCCTGGGTTACATCAAGGATATTGAAATGCCTAATCTGGAGCCCAGTTTTTTCGGCATTGTCTATTTCATTCTGGACAAGACCGAAAGCCGTTTTCCTAGTTGAAATAAGAACAGTAATAGGTAACTTACCAGCACGACCAGCGGGAATAGCTTTTGACTCAGTGTAAGCCGCAGGATTAGTAACAACGTCTATTTCGTCGCAACAGAAATATCTTACATGCAAAGAATTCGCCCCTTGCATCGTACAGATAACCACCTTTATGTACCGGTCCCTTTCTATGTACTGCTCGAGCACCCTAACCTGCTCTTGGTACTCTTCTTTGCCCTGTCCCTCCTCTAAGAGCTGATTGTACTCTGCCCGAGTTAGAGAGTGCTTCGTATTTGGGTTGTAATAGCGCACCAGCTTCGTCAGGCGCTCATTATCCCCTTCGATGAAGTCCCTTAAGTAAGGTCTCCTGAAAGCCCTTTTAACGTACTCCTGGCACTTTATGGCTTGCTCTGAAATGGCCGCCATATGCCCAACATCACAGTTACCGTGAAGAACAACTAGGACCTCTAGAACACTGGCCGCTAGGGTCTTAAATGAGTCTCGAGACGCGTAGTAAATAACCCTTCGGAAAGACTCATCGTCACCAGCTAAAACTTTCGAATATACCTCCCAAACCATATCCATTGGACAGGAAGTCGATTCAGGGTCTACTATACAATCAGGTAAATCTATCCCAATAAAAGTCAGAATCCAATCATGTAATTCCTCTTTAGACTCACAGGCCCTAAAGAGAAAACTCCTTCTTAGCTCAACCTCATCCTTAGTTTCTCGAAGGTCAGCCATTATCCGCCCGCTTCTTCTTTCTTGATTTGCTCCAATTCAGTTACAGCCCAGGTCTTTAGGGTTTGATTGGGAGCTTTTTGGGGGACAGGGGCCATTGGAATAGATTCAAGAGCCGAACGATGCTCCATTACTCCCTCAAACTTGACTTTCTTTGTTTGGTCAGCCCCAGTGAGCTTTGATAATAGCTCAGTTAACTCTTTTAACTGCCTGATGACTGTTGTAGAAGTAGCCGCGCCTAAGTCATTTATGTCACCGGTCTGAAGGAATCTTGCAATGTGGTCGCCATGTTGCTTACGAAGAGCTGCAACTAAATCTGCCGCAAATTCAAGACCTTCAGCCGTAGCTTGAATAGCCCTGACCTTAGCCCTTTGAACCATAGTTTCCAAATAGGCCGATTTAGTTTGAGCCCAGTCATCTTCAATAGCGGCATGGACCAATTGCCCTAGAGAAAACTGGGGGTTCAACTTCCTTATCTCTCCTATAGTCTTACCATTAAGAAAAAGAGCAAATAACCCCTCTTTAGTACCGGGAGCTATTGGGTAAGTGTTAGACCCATTCTTACAGTATTTTAGTAAGAATTGGTTGTACGCATACAGCTCTCCTGGGGTCAGCCACCACGTTGGGTCTGGTTTCTCCTGTACGGCAAGACTATCGCTTTCGACTACTTGTAGACTTTTTTCTTCTGGTTGATTTTCCATTAACTCCCATAGGGAAGATTCTTGTCCCATTCAACTTAATTGTAAAGGTCCAGGTCTCACCTAGCATTAGATGGATAGACTTAGCTAACTCCTGCAACCGGAATCGATATTGCTTATCGGGCTTGAAATTCTTCTTATGGTTAGCCTTCCAAATGTAGACTATCTTACGATTCTCAATATCGACATGAGCCTCTGCCTTTATTAATTCCGGATCGATTGTGAAAGGCCACAGCCTCAACTGCATGGCCTGACCCTCATGTAAGGCCCCTAGAGTGCCAGTAAGAGCCCTAAGCCGCAAGAGCTGGGTAGTGTAATCGTCTACTTTAATTTCAGACTGGTCCATTACTTAACCTCAAATTCCAAAAAAGAGGCGATCTTTCTTTCCCAGCTCTTTGTCCATTTGCTTCAAAGCACCACGGATTTCTCGAGTCCCAATAGAAATCCTTACAACAACTCCATCTGCAGTATGAACGAAGAAGTCGCAGATCCCTCTACCCGCGTACCACCAAGCTTCTTTGCCTCCATGGTTCTTTGCTTTCCTCACTCTCTGTTCGGCTTTAGTTAACGTTCTCATCTTAGTCTCTCCTGTACTGTTGCTGTTAGTAGCTCTAGGGGTGTTTTATTGGGTGCCTCAAACTTAGAACTGAACCTATCAAAAGCCACTGAAATACCTTCGGCCTCAGACACCTGGGATAATTTGGTTCTCTCAGGAAACCCTCTGCACCTAGCGCCACAACTCGCTTTCAGCTCAATGGCGCGTTTAGCAATGTAATCGCCAGTCCCATACACGTCAACCCGAATGTCCGCTAAATGCTTCAGGTCTTCTGGTACGGCTATAATGGCTTGTTCTTTCTCGCTATCAATGTACCGATAAATCCTTCGGCAAACAGTATCTGTCGGGATTTTCTTTTTGAGCTTAGTCCCCTCTTCTGTATGTTCAAAGATCCAAATATATCTATTGTGGCCTGCATCTGAAAGAATTCGCCATCTTGGTGATCCTACGTATAACACCTTGTTGCCCACTGTTTGGGGAGTGTGAATATGCCCTGAAATAACATGCTTGAACGGTAAGGCCCCAGCATCAACAGCATCCTTCACGTAGAACCCAGTTTCATATTTAGCCCCAGTAATAGTTTGATGACAAAAGAGAGTATGGACCTGGGGGGTTCTTTTAGCCAATTCACTTACATTAGCCATAAACTCTTTAGGGTCATGGAAATAAGGCAAAAAGGCTAACCCGTCATTGCTAACGAGCTTATCCACTACAATATGGAAATCTCTATAATGGGAAAGAAGAGCGTGAGGGTAACTACATGTAGGAGAAACCTGGTCGTGGTTCCCTACAAGCAAAAAGAAAAACCGCCCCATTTCATCGACTTTCTCGAGCCTATCCAACCAACGCTTCCAGAACTCCATACACCTAACATCCACTATGGAATGATTATGATATTGGTCGCCCATAAAAGTAATGGCAGTGGGCTGCTCTTCTTTGATGGTTTTCTCAATCAACCCGAATAGAGCTTCACAATCCTCCAATTCGCCAGGAGTTACGTGGACATCACCTATTACGAGATTGAGCATTGATTAACCAGTCGTATCTCCAGATGGCAAACCACCCGATGGAATTCCAGTACCATCAACATATTCGGCCCCAAGGCCCCCACCACTCCTCTTCCCATCCCCACAAGAAATGTTCCCGCACCAAATATTAGGAGGGCCATAAGGAGGATAAGGAGGAATAGGAGGCGTAGGCGGGTCACCAATGTAATAGGGCGGATAAACGGGATTTTGTAGGGGGATATTGCAAGGCCACCAATAGGGAATTTTACTCCAATCAATTAGAGGGCCTATTACCACACTATCCACCATTACGACCTCTCCAATAGGAACCAAAATGAACTCAATAGGAATCTCTTTGCCATCTATAATTTCTTCAAGCCCCTTAGATTTCAGAATTTCACTAGCCCAAGGCTGATGGTATCGGTCTGACTTAATGTAAACCGTATCACCCTTACGGACCTTAAGAACCCCAGGAGCTAGATTCCCACCATTCCCTACTATTACCTCTAGGCCTTCCAGTTCGAGTTTTTTGATACTTACGTTCAGACCAGTTTTCTTAGCGCTTTGAACAGTACTTGGCTTTATGGGCCTGGTTGCTATAAGACCAGGGCTAATAGTCCGGGTCGTTGAAGTCGCTTGCAAATTGTTCGTTGTTGTCGTTTCCATAATCAAACCTCAATCAAAAGTATAACACACTCATTGGCCCAAGTCAACACCTTTCAGTCGCAATATTTTCTTATCAAAAACGCATAAAGACTCAATGGCCAATTTCATTTTAGCCATAGCCTCATTTGTCTCGACCATTACATCCGGCCTGCTTTCATGAGGAGCCTCGAATTTATTGATATTAGCCGGAATATCCTCTATTTCACCAGGGGCTTTGGTGTCCGCGCTCAACATAGAAGCAGCCGCAATAAGGTCCGCTAATTCTTCATCATTAGTTTTTTGATTCTCACCAGCATTATCATTAACCCGTTTAACCACATCCCCTATATCGAAGTCGCCCTTAAGATGCTTACTGAGGTACTTATGGGCGCGATAGATTTTCCTTTGGTCACTAGGATAGAAATGAAGCATTGCGGCCGAGTAGCAAGAAATAAAATTTCCAGTCATACGCCCAATACAAACTCCACACCAGGCATGACTATAAAGACCAGCATATTTGTCTACCCCAGCAATAAGACCCTCGACCCCAATCTGAATTAAGTCCATAAAGCTGAGATGAGCCTTTGGAGTCCTGGACCAAAAGACCCTAGCCCTTGACACAACCAGGGGTAGATTCATTATGATTAGCTCTTCTCTTGCTTGCTCTATTTTCTTCGATATTTTAGATAACTTACTGTACTTACCCCAATGAATTACCCGCATTGCGAATCTTACAAAATGGTAGTTCAAATGATAACGGCCTATTGCACCGAGGTCCTGTTTCTTAAGTGCCTCTGAAATACCTGAAGCAAATACTTCCTGGCGCTCCCTAAAGAAAGGTCTCGCATTCAGAATATTCCTTTTCACCTCTCGAATATACCTAAAGAACGCCCTGTATATGACTGGGCACTGCTTATGGCTAAGAAGGGTCTCTCTGAATTCATCCTCCAACAGGGCTAGCCCGTCTACTTGCTTTCGTTGCAACTCGACAATAGTTTTTTCGTCGAACTCTTGATACTTCAGGAGAGAGGTCTCAAGGGTTTTAGCGAAATGACGGAAATGAGGGCTTGCATCTTCCATTTATAGAAACCTCGTTATTTCAATGAAAGGCCAGTATTGGTAAAGCCATATCTCATATGTCCTTTTACTGAAATGAACCGCTATCCGATAACCAAAAGTATGGCCGTTCTCAGAGAGTTTACTTGTTTTTAGAGTCATTGTTTTTTACCTCATAAAAGTTACAGGGCTATAGATTTCGTCGAATATTTTAGCACGCTTTCTAGCCTGATTTCTAAGGGTGTCAATGTTTTCCACACAATAGTCGTTATAGATACAGTCAACCTTGCCTGGAAACAAACGAGTACCACGGCCCACACTTTGCCTTACTCTTGTCTCTGAGGCTAAACCCATTAAGTCGACAATGAAATCAACTGACTTAATATCAGTCCCCATACCAATACATGAAGTCCCCACTAAAACAGGAAAATATCCACTGTCAAACTGAGCAACGAACTCCATAGGGTCCGACTTCCAATCAGCCTCAGGCACATCTTTCTTATTGGCAGC